TTTGCCATTTAGCTTTTTTCATCTGAGCATGAAGCGGATTCCATTGAGAATGTCCTGGCATATCATGAGCTGTATAAATTTTACATTCCTTTCCATTAGGAAATTGAAGACATATTCTAGCATCCCAAGGTTCATATATTGTATGTTCTGACTTCATATATGTAATAGGATCACCTGCTCCTGACCAAAGATCGTGATTACCTCCAACGAGCAACAAGAAATCTCCTTCTTTTACAAGCCATTCAACTAGCTTCCAACTAGTTTCAGCAGAAGTATCTTGATTGGCATACAAACGACCTAGCCTTCCTACCCAATTATTTTGTAGGTCACCTAAAGAACACCCTTTTATATTAGGATGAGAATTAATTATAGCTAAGTCTCTTCTAAGAGTAACCCAATCACATCCATTATCATCAATGTGAGGATCACCTAGCCAAACTAAACCTATAGGTTCGTTCTTTTGAATTTTAATATTGTGCCACTTAGATTTTTCTTTTTTATTCTTGGCTCTAATAAATCTTTTTTCAAGATGATCTATGTATTCTTCTATATCATCTTCTGCATCAGGATTTATGCTCTCATACTTTGGAGAGAAAATATCGTCTGAGTTAGGAATTTTATGTGTAAAGTCTTTGTTCCAAAACTCATCTTCAGTAATATCCCATCTCTCTCTTGCCATTGTACAATGAGATCGAAAGGTAGTTAAAGCCACATCTAAATCTAGTGCGGCTTGCTTCTGTGTTCCTGATAAAACAAATTGGTCTAAAGCATTAATTAATACTTGGTCTTTGACTGCATGATTTCCCATAAGTCCTCCCTTTTAAATGTTACTTATAAAGAGGTTTTTCCTGACTGTAAGTCCGCCTTGAAGCACCTGCTTTGTTCATAGCCTTACCACCTTTATTATATTTCATAACTTCTCCACCTTTACGATAGGTCTGTCTCATTGGTAAGCCTGATTCTCTAGCATATTCATTTGCTGCTTTTACACCCTCATCATCGTAAGGGAATTTCATGTTTCCTACTATTGGCATATTAATTCCATTTGTTTCCTGCTGAAGGTTTAGTAGATGGTTTTTTAACTGCACCACCATGAGCCATTCCTTGTTTTAGTAAAGAAGAATGTATACCTCTTAAATACTTACCTTTAGAAGTGTTTGTCATAAAAGAAGGATCATTAGCTATTTCAGAAGATGATCTTCCTCTAGCATTTCTTATTCCTTTTGCATTACTCATTTTAGTTTTCTTTTTATTTTTATAATCAAACTTTTTAGGTTTTTTAGGTGTGTCACTCTTTTTAGGTTCTTTAGTCTTTATAGGTTCTTTAGTCTTTATTTCAGGTGTGTCAATCTTTTCAGGTGTTTTATCTTTATAATACTTAGCATTTTTTTCTTTAAACTTTCTAGGTATACCTTTCTTAAAAAAGTTTCCTATACGAGAACTTAAAGAACCTTTATCCTTCTTATTTTTTTTTGTTTCCGCTCTTTTTTCATTTCTTTTTTTAGCTTGTTCATTTCTTGTTTCTTTAGATTTTTTTAATTTTTTGTTTATTCTTGAATCTGGTGATACTGGCATAATAATTATCCGTAAAATTTCTTGAATGAAATAATAATAGTATAGGTGTCATTGCCTGCCGCACCAACTGTGGTGAAGAGAACGTCACCATCAGTGCCTGTTGTCTCTGAGTCTCTTAGTGAAGTAAACTCTTTGAAACATATTTCATCAGACCAATCTTCTTTAAGTTCAATAGCTAATTCATTAGAATTTGCCTTAAAGAGAATTTTAACACCCATACCTATATTAGAGTACCATATTTTTTCGATACCAACTCTAGTACATGCTTGACCTAATTGGTTGGCTTCTAGGGTTAAACCTGTACCACCACCATTTAAGTCTATTTTAACTGCATTAGTTTCAGCAGTAGCGTCAGGATTAGTAAAAACGCATACCGCTCTATTACTACCATCTTGGATTTTCCTTAATGTTGCAGCCATTTAATGCTCCTAGTTATTAGTTACTAAATACTTTGCTTTGTGCTTGAACGTATTCTACTACAAGAGTTCCTTCACCTGCACCAGCATTCGTACTTAAAAGTCTAATTCTTTTTTTGCTTGAACCAGTATTTAACCAATTATTTGTTCTAGCAGCATCTGCACCTGGTTCAATATTATCGGTGTTCAATCCTATTGTACCGCCAGCAACTGAAGTTGCAGTAGTTAAGGCTACTGCTGATACAATTGTACCATCATCAAAGCCAACGCCTGCTGTTGAAGCAGCACCATTCCAAGCTGTTGTTATAAATAATTTAATTGATAAAATTCTGCTGTAAGCAGGAATAATAATAGTTGTTGCAGGAGCTGTCGCTGTTTGCTTCACAGCGGCTGATTGTGCTGTTACTACAAAGCCTACGTCAGCTATATCGTTTTGTACTAATATTCCTGTTGTTGATTGTACAGGACCTGATTTAATAGGACCTGAAAAAGTTGTTCTACCCATGATATAATCTCCTTGTCGTTGGGTTGTCTAACCGAAGTTAGTCAAGTGATTCATTTAAGTGTTAAGGATACACAAAAAAAAGAGGAGAAGCAAGTGCTTCTCCTCTAAAATAAATATTCCCTAAGGAATACTTAGTTTTGATAGTCTAGAACCTATGAAGAACCAGGGCTTCCATAGATACCTAGAGGATCAGATACGCCATAGCTATATCTTTCTCTAGCACGATATCTCACATTACCTGTGTCGAAATCGCCATCCATTCCTGTTTCTAGTGGTGTTCTAACAAAGTGCTTCATGCCATTCGGAATATCCGTTAGCAGATAGAATGCATTTGTGTCAGTTAAATAGTGATTAACTGAATAACCATCAGGAATTACTCCTAGTGATTTAATTGCATTGATATCATTATCAGCAGTGTTAGGTCTTAGGTCTGTAGCTAAAATTCTTTGAGCTACGAACATTAGATTGGGTGGTACAATAAGTTTTCTTGCACGACCTGCAACTAATAGTCCTCTTTCATCAGTGTAACCAGAGATGTTAATGATCGCAGCTTCTAGGGAAGTTTCATTAAGGTCTGCTCCTGTAACAGGTCGATTACTATTGAATCCACCATTTACGAGAGGGTGACCACCACCGCCTGCTACGCCATCACCAACAGCAGTAAATAAATTTACGCCATCGCCTGACTGATAAGTATTTGTAAAACCATTGTTTAAAGGAAACGCTGCTTTTACTTGCTTAGTGTATGCCATTGCTCTAGCTAGTGCTTTAGTGTATCGGCTAGAAAGACTATCGTAAAGATTGTCTTCCATTGCTTCTTCAGTAATTGCAAAACCTAGTGCAACTGTCTCATGAGTGTATCTAGCAGTGAAAGATTCTTGAGCAGAATCATAAGTCATCGCTGCTCCTTCATTTTTCACAGGTGCTTGACCGAAACCTGAGAGTTTTACTTCTTCTTCAAAAGAACGATCAGAATTTTCAGTTTCATAAATTTCTTTATCTTCTGAATCGTATCCTTCGTATTCCAAACCAAACAAAGCGTTTAGACCTGGAAGTAGCTCTTTGAGCATTTGGGCTCTTGAAATCGCCATATCTTATTCTCCTATGTGCCTAAAGGCTTGTCGTATGCATGCATTCCAGCGTTGAATGTCACAATAAGATCAGTATAGGCATCTCCTGGTGTGCTTTCTCCACTTTGAACGAATCCAAGTATACGGATTGGTAAAGTATTAGTTGTTGCGGCAGAGCCTGCATTTATAGAATTGTGACTTCTACCTAATGCTGTTGCACCTGCGGTTTGAACCACAGCTACGTTACTGCCGATTTTGCCTGCTGCAACAGAACCATTTGCTTGCATTCTGAATTCAACACTTGGATCGTCTAAGACGATAGCGTTGATATCTGAAGCCGCAATTGATGTGTTGTAAGATTGGGCAAAAGTAGTCTGTTTGGTGTTAGGATCAGTATATGTACATCCTAAAAAGATTCCAACAGGTGTGAGGGTTGCAGTTCCAGTATCTTTAGCTACTGTTACTACGCCTCCTGCTAAAACAAGTTTGACAAAATCACCATAAAAGATGCTTGTGCCTTCTGCTGATTTAATTGGAATATATCTTGTTTTTCCACTAAATGAGCCACTTGCTGAAGTAGTACCTACTGGCTCTGCACCCATTGGGGTTGCTTTTAAAGCCATTTTATTACTCCGTAATTAAAATTAATGTTTACCGAATGTAGTCCTTGTTTGCCTTTGCGGTTCTAGCATTGGCATTCTAGGATCACTTTCTCTAAGATAGTTATTATCTATAGACTCAACTTGCTGAACGGCTAACTTGTCATAGTATTCCTGTCTCGATTTCACGAGTTCAGCAGGTGCTTTACATAATAATAGACCACCTATTTCAATACATCCATCAGATGCCCATCTTGAATCTTGATCACACATGATCTTTAATTCAGGATGATCTTCTGCTTTACAGGCTTCCCATCCTTCCCTAAATCTATATGAGACATTAGGGTTATCTGATTGTCCTACTGTAGCAGTTCTAATCCATCTGAATACCCAACCATCTTGAGGGTTAGGATCAGGAAGAACTGAGGGTGGTTGCCACGCTTGAGTTCGCTGCGTGTCTGCTCTTTGTTCATTGCCACGATTTTCTCGTGGGTTGCGGCTATCATCTTTCACTTCTGCGGCTTCGAGCACTTCTGCTTCTATTTGAGCTTGGTCTTGGGTTTCGTTAATGTCTTTTTTTGTCATTATCTTTTTTCCTTTATAAGTTCTGCCGCATATTGTTCAGGTGTAATACCAAGTTTCCTAGCGAGGGTAACTTGAGTAGCAGTTAGTTTGACCTTGTGAGGTCTTGCTCCATTATTTCTAGTCGCAGGAGCAACCACGTTAGGTGGTCTGTTGGGCGACTTGCGAGTTTCTACAGGCTCTACTACTTCCTGATAAGAATCCTCGGTATCAAATTCACGAGGAAATACTTCCCTCATTCTTTGATCAACACGATCATAATACTCTTTTGATGTAGGATCAACATTTTCTTTAATAAGTTTTGAGTGTACTCCGTATGCGAAGTTAGTCATCTCTTCATCTGAACCAAACCAATTGTTATCTTCTTGCCAAGCAACTGCTTTTGCATCAGGTTGAACTACAGCAGGTTGAGGTTGTGGAGCAGGTTGTTTTGCTCTTTCATTTTGCTCTTGTTGTATAAGCTGATTAGCTAGTTGTTGAGGTATCTGTTCTGCTTGTTGACCAGCAAATGTCGCTTCTGTAAGAATTTGTTGAGCTTTTGCAATACCATCAGCATCACCATCTTCATAGGCTTTTTTGTAATTTTGCGTTGCGGCTTGTTTCGCAAATTCTGCTTTTTGTTTTGCCTGCTTAACAAGTTCTTGTTGTCCTGAACCAAGAAGTTTACTAAGTCTGTTATTTTCATTAACAGTATTTTTAGCATAGCTAACTGCCTCATCCCTAAGACGTTCTGCTTGTTCTTTCTGCCTTCTTTCTTCATGGTAGTCATACTTTAATTTCTTTATTCTTTTGTTTGCACTTTCAGATAAGTCATTTATTTCACTATCTTCTGATGTTCTTTTAGGACTTTTTCTATCTTCTAAAGGTCTGTCGTCAACTACCTCTACTTCGATATTAGATTCTTTATCAATACCTACTGAAGATTTAAGACCAAAAAACCTATCTTCTGAAGAAGTATCTGTTTCAGTCATGTTATCAAAATTTTCTGCTTCGTTTGTTTGTGTATCTGTCATACTCTTTCTATTCCTCTAGGGTCTTGGACAACTGCTTCCACATTGTCATCATTAATAATTCTGAATTCTTTTCCGTGTATCTTTAATCTTGTTCCTGTGAAGGCACGAAAAACAACCCAATCTCCCTCCTTGCACCACGCTCCTGACGAAAATTTCTTTTTGTCATCGTAGCATTCTGCACCCATTTTCATAACAAAACCAACAACAGTAGCAATTTCTTCATTATGCAATATGTCATCAGGTTTATATATACCACCTTGTGTCTTCATTGAGACATCAGGTAATGCGATAAGAATTCTGTAACCTTTTGGTTCAGGTAGTTGAGAAGCTGTAGCTTCTTCTGATTTCTTAATTAAATTATCTGCGGCAATTTCTGCTTTATTTTTTATAGTTTCGTGCATTTCTTCGCTTATAAACGCCTCATTTACCTCAGATACGTCTGAATCGTCTTCTTTTTTTACTGCTCTATTATCAGTTATTTTCATCTATTCCTCCATAAACCTAGCTTCCATATCAGAAATTTCCCTATCTGCTATAGATAAACCTTTTATAATACCTGTTAAATGTAAATATTCAGAATAGTCTTTAGCAGTGCCTTCAGTAAGACGCTCTTCTATTTGAACCTTTTCTGATTGAATCTTTTTTTTCAAAAGATTGAATTGTGTTTCTGCCATCTGTCTCCCTCAGATTTTTTTAGTCAGAATTTTTATTTTGAGTTGTTATGCGAATATCAATTTCTTGAGACTCAGGTATATTAGCAGTTAAAGAAATGTTCGAACTAGAGCATCCTGTAACTAAAAATAAACTTGCAACTGTTAATAATATAAATTTCATTTTAAACCTTCGTTTATCATAATATAATTAGTAAACCTATAAATTAAATATTACAAGAACTATTTAAATATTCTCTACGGAATACTTATCTATGACTTTTTACTTTTTTTTCTTTTTGGGAAACCCTGCTTTCATGTTAGCATATGCTTTAGGGCTAATAGTAGATTTCTTTTTAGTTCTACTCGTTCCTTTTTTCTTTCTAGCGTTAATATTTGCGTATAAACCTTTTTTAACCATTACTTTCTCCTTGAGTTACCAATGTCTAATAACGCCTGCTATTATAAAGAAACAAGTTATCCAAGCTAAAAACCTATCTGTCTTTACTACAAACTTGCTTAGCTTTAAATACATTGTTATTTTTTCCTTTTAACTCTTCCACCATTTTTTGATTAGCCATCTAACATTTCCACCTTCTTCTTGCTTGCCTAATCCTAGAGTTAGGATCATTCTTAGTTTTAGCTGAACTATTCTTTAGTTGTCCTGCTGACCTAGCACAATAAGACTTTCTTCTCTTCGCTGCTTTACTACCTTTCTTAACTTTACCAGTAACTGCAGTCTTTAATTTAGAACCAGGATTAGCTTTACGATAAGCCTTAACCCCTTTCTTTGTCATACCTGCTCCAGACTTAGTAGGTCTGTAGTTAGCTCCTTTTCCTTTTGTAGTTTTTGGTATTGGCTTAGATGCTTTCCTTGCCATTATACTTTAAAATCAGATTTAGTGGATTCTTCTATAGTTTTTTGAATCTCTATTGCTAGTTTAATTCCATCAGCAAATCCTTTCTCATCAGAATCTCCGTCTTTAATTGAAGCATCAAGAAGTGCTTCACCAATGCGAACACCTAACTCTGTTCCTGTTAATTTTTCTTTAGATTGAATTTTTGCCATTTCTCTCGTAACGTCTGCCTTCAACCTATCTCTATTAAGCTGTGCTTTATTCTCATCTGCTTTTGCTTTACGCATAATATCAGCTTCTTTAATATCAAGCTCTCTAGTTCTTTGTTGTACAATTGGGTCTTCTGCTTGAGCCATTGCTTGAGCTTGTTGAGCTTCTTGTTGTTTACGAAGAGACATTTTCTCAGCTGCTTTGGAAACAAGTTCTGATAATCTTTTTTCAATATCAGATGGTAGAGGTTCACCAAGAGGTGGTAGTGGTGATCCCATTTCAATTTCAATTTCTTTTCTATATTGAAAAGCCAAATGTTCTCTAATGTGTGATTCAGTTGACATCATTATAGTTTCTGCTGAAGGGCTTTGACCAATAATAGTTTGTATTTCAGGGTCTTGCATGCCTGCCATATGAACCGCAATATGAGCTTGATGATCTTGGTACTCAAATGCCTTAACAGGCTTGATATTTACTAAGTCCATATTTTCTCCAACAGGATCAGTAGGTTTAATATCTTTTTTATTAGGAATAACTTTATCTACATTCTCAATTCCTAAAACTCCTAGCATCTGCCTATGTAGTTCTGGCATATCATACATCTCAGGTGCTTGTTGTGCTAACTGAAGTGCGGCTTGATACTGCATAATCCTTTGAGACATAGTTGCGGCGTTTGGATTGCTTACAGGAATAACATCAATACGACCATCAAAGTCTTTTGCCTTTACAAACTCGTCAGGAGTTTCTGAATATGGATAACTAGGAGAAGTAAATTTAGAAATAATACCACTTAGTATAGTAAATTCTTTGTGCATAGATGCATGAAGTCTAGCTTGAATAGCACTCATGACTTTCATCTGTCTTTCCATTAAAGCAAGTGTAGTACCTACAGGTGCTTCGTTGCTCATGTCATTTATTTTTAAATCACCTAAACTTGCAAACCTTCTTCCTTCATCAACGATGGTTGTTAATAATGCGTATAGTGTTTGACTTGGTTCTTTGTAGGGAAGGAATTGTATATTCTCTCCTATAGACCCACCTGGCACATCTACATCTCTAAATTCACCTGGCATAATTGGTGTATCATCACCTTTAATTCTTAGACCTCTTGTCTTTAGACCACCTGGTAAGTTTGATAATGTACCTGCATCAATTAACTGACGCAGTAAAGAAGTTGCTGATCTACTAAGACCACCAATCATATGAATTAATCCAAAGCCATAAAAACCAAGACCTGGCAAATATTGATAATGAACAAAATGTTGCCTTCTCATTTTAGTAACATCGTCTTCTTCATAGTTTCTTTTTATTGAAAGAATCTTCCTACTAGATTTATCCATTGTGACAATATAAGGAAGTGCAATACCTGTTGGTTCTCCGTCTTCACCAATATCCTCAAAACCCTCTAGATCAAGATCAACTTGCATTTCTAAAAGAGTGTAACGATTATCATTATCCCAACTTGTATCGCTCTCACCTGTTAGTTTATTATATTTATCAGTTATCTCACTAACGTCAGGAGAAGGATCAGGTAGATCACAATCTATAAAAAACCCTGAATGCATTAATTTTTTAATCTCATTCTCTGTTTTTTTCATTACATGAGTTGCACGTTCACAAGTTAACAAATCACTTGCACCATAACTAACTACAAAATCTTCAGCAGGTACAAAAATAGAACAAGGTCTATTCATACTCGGATCAAAATAAACTTTTCTAAATGCCGATCCTGCTAATGGTAGTGAGAACAGTAATTTTTCTGTTTCAGTTCTATACTCAACCATCTTTTCAGTTAAAAGATAATTCATGTAGTCTTCCATTCTACTAGCTTGTTGTTCTTTTTCTTCGTCAATAACGCCTACAATTTTAGTTTTTACAGGACCGCCAGCAGGGAATATTTCGGATATAGCTTGTGATTGGAATTTAATAACTGCCTCAGAAAGTAATGGGTGAAATACACCGCAAGCACCTGGCCAGGGTTCAGTTCTCTCATCTATTGTTAAACCTAATTGATCCAATCCTGTAACATAAGTATTTTCCCAATCGGCTCTTGACTCTCTATCTGAATTAAATGAGCTTACAAGTTCTGAACCTAGCATGTCTAAATCTGATTGATCCATGACTTCTGCTAAATTTTCGCCAAAGCCTGCTTCTAGACCTGATGGCTCATCTTCAAAAGTAATAATAAGACTTCCATCCATTTCTTCAGGGGTCTCTTCTATCTCTACTTCTACTTCTATTTCTGATGCTAGAGCATTAAGAGATTTTTTTACTTGATCAGCTTCGGTAGGATTTATTGATTTATCTATAGCCATTAGTAATACTCCGCCTTCCTTCTTTCGTTGTATGGTTCTTCTTCTTCATCACTAAAGAGACTAATAAAACCACCCTGCCTGAACCTTATCAGAGCTTGCGTACTGCTGTCAACAAGGTCATCATGAGATGCATTTGGAAAAGCTGCAAATTCTTCTACAACTTCTTCTGCCCATCTTGTGTCAGGACACCATACTACACCTGAAGCAAATAAATCTGAAACAGAATTTACACGAGCTATCTTATCGTTACCTCTACTTGGAGTATATTCTGAAACAGGGATACCTGCGGCTCGCAATTCAAATATTAATGGCATACCTGCGGCTTTACCTTCAACTATACAAGCGTCAGGTTCATACTCTTTGTAAAGTTCCATAGCTTTTGTTTTTAACTCAGGGAATTCTAACCTATCCTTAAATGCATCAAGTAAAATTACTTGAGGAGTTTGCCTTCCATCAAATTCATCTTCACCATAAAACACTCCCCATGTAGTACAAGCTGAATAATCTGCTCTTTGTGTTTTTAAGAATGCAGTATCCCATGATTGGATAACAAAATCGCAATGAGGAGGATGTTCACTTTCCCAAACTCTCCACCATTCTCTTTTAACAAGAGCACCTTCTTCTGAACTAGGGTCTTGTTGATACTGAGCAGACCATTTAGAAACAGGTAGTTCTGCTTTCAATGCCTCTAACTCTTCTAGTTTCCAAAATTCTGGCCAGAGAGCGTTACCTGAGGGCATTATTGCAGGAAGCTCAATAACTTTCCATTCATCTGCACCACCACGTTTAATACTTGAATCTACAATTTGACCTGTTAAGTCTTTAGCATGCCATCTTGTCATAACAATAACGATAGCACCACCAGGTTGTAGTCTTTGTCGAGGACCTGAGGTGTACCATTCGTATGTTTTGTTAAATACATTAGCATCTGAAGAAGAACCTTCTTGCTCAGAATGAGGATCATCAATAATTAAAAGATCAGCACCCTTACCTGTAACAGCACCACCAACACCAATCGCAAAGTATTCTCCACCTTTGTTCGTATTCCATCTACCTGCAGCCTTACTGTCTGCTTGTAGCTTTACTTCTCCAAATATATTTTGAAAGTCTTTATCCCCAACTAAATTTCTTACCTTACGACCAAAACCTACAGCAAGTTCTGCTGTATGAGCTGTTTGAATAACCTTCTTATGAGGATATCTTCCTAAAAACCAAGCAGGTAGAAGATAACTAGCAAACTCAGACTTTGTATGTCGAGGAGGCATATTGATAATCAATCGTTTTAACTTACCATCAACAACATCTTTGAAAGCATCTGCCATAACTTTATGGTGCTCTCCATTAATGAATGCTGGCCAGACTTCCCTTACAAAAGACAAGTAATCATTCTTAGCTTCTTCTTTTGTTTTAGCTTCTTCATACTCACTTAGTAGATCAAGAAGTTCTTTCTTTTGTGAGGGTGAATACTTATCTAAATTTTGTAATATAGAGTTAGCATCTATAGGAAGGCTCATTTTTTTCCTGCTTTTTTATTCCTTGGAAAAGACCTATTAGAGCTTTTTTTAACAATAGATAGATTCTTTTTAGAATTATTTCTAGGGTTACCATCTTTGTGGTGAACATCTTTTCCGTCACCCTTACTAACTTTTCCTGCCTTTATCTTTTTGTTTCTAGCGGCGTTCCTTGAGTCTCTATTTTTTATTTGCTTTTTAGAACTGTGATAATTTTCATATTCTTTTTTATAATTTCTAGTTTTAGCCATTAGAGTTCCATTTAAAACTTATCTATTATTAAACCTATATCAGCAGAAAGTCCTTGTGCTCCTACTAACGCATCTTTCGATTTAGATTCTATTCTAACTGCTTCATTTAACATAGCAATAGATTCATTCTTTAACTTCTCATTTTTATCCCAATAAGACTGTGATACGTTTTTAAAAATTCTTGCATGGTCTTCTATCGTAAGAAATTTTTTAAAAAATTTTCCCTTGTGTGAGATTAGTACATACCGATCATTAAAAGATATTGTACAATCTCCTCCTTCTACTGTTGGGCATTCTTGATCCATTGCCATCATAGATTTTGCCATTGCCATCACTTTCCCTGTTATGAAGTTACCATAAACTGAAAACTTCTCTCCATCAATAGCAACTACTGTATCACCTGCTGATTTTATCCTAGATTTTTCTAGTGTCTTTTTGTTTTTATCCATAATTGAAATCTCCCTTCAAGTATTATACACAATACTGCAATATTTGGAAGCCCTAAGTAAGGGAGGTTACTTAGGACTTCCTCGTTAAAAAGAATCATCAAGTCTTACATGAGAACGCTCAATTAAAACCCTTTAACGAATTAACTTGCAAAAAATGAAGCAAGAGTATATTCTTTTATTAGATAGTTTCTAGGTAGATTCTATCTATATACTTTCTATTCTAGATTCTATCTATATCTAGATAGATACTATAGGGGAAATTTAGAATATGCCATTACAAAAGGGCAAATCTAAAAAAACAATGGGGAAAAACACCAAAAAAATAGAAAAAAATTTTTCATGCAAGGGATGTTAAGGCGTTTTTTGTAAAAAAAAAGGGTAACCGCCCTTAAATAGTTAGTGGAGGAAAAAAATGGTAAAAAGTTCTGTAAAAACAAAAAAGAAAGCAGTATCAAAGAAGAAAATAACAAAAGATTCTATATTAAAAAATCAAAACACTAGAATTGGTATTATATTAGGTGTGATATTAATACTACTAATGCTTATGGCTAATACATGAACATAGTTTGGTGAAATCACTGTGATTATTTGAGCAAATTAGTGTGTGTAGTGTGTAGCGTGGCTAAATTCTCACAGGGGGGTTGGGGTTCTGAATTGTCTAAAACCATATAACCTTAATTAGACCTTTTTGCTCTGTACTCATTATTTTTTGTTGATGGTTTGTCCTAAGGATGACAGCTTAGCAATTAACTCTTTCTCTACATCATCCAAGTTCTTGCTTTCAGTAATCTCTACTCTGTCTGAGAAAAGACCGATACTCTTTCCAAGCAATTCAAGTGATCTTAACTGAGATGCTTCTGCTTGACCTTTGTCTGCCATAACCCAAAGGCGTTCAATTATCTTATCACGTTCTGACAGGGAAGAAGAAAGTGCATGCGTTTCCATTTGCCCTTTGAGGACATCGACCCTTGCTGAT